TTGTGATACATCAGCTATCTTCTCTATAGCAGAATCTAACCTGAGATGTATATGTTTCATCTCAGTGACTTCTCTTTTCAGAAGTGCTACTTCTGTATCTAGACTTTTAACTGTTGCCATTTTGCATGTTCTTTATCCGATCTTGCATTTCTACCATCTTAACTTCTTGTCGCCAAAGACGAGCTTCTAACTCATCCATCTTCTTAGTAACAGATGGATACTTCTTTCTCCAAGCATCTTCGGGTTGTCTTAACCATTTCCAGTTATATTTATCAACTAAGTAATCTACAAACTGATCTATTTTTCCGTAACACCAAATACCCATGTGGGTATCTTTGAAATATGCAAGGAATGCTGCACCAAGCAATGCGCCAATTATACTGGTATAAATCCAGAGTGTACTATCAAATATTTCCATCATCGTCCAAGCGTCCACTTAACATAGTTCTGTATACCATGATCTTTGATACCATCTAAGGCATCACTTCTCCAACCTCTCCACCTGTCCTTAATCATTTGCCATAATGTTAGTGTTCTTATGTTACCATAAAAATTAATGTATGTCAAGAGGCCATGGTGTTTATATCCCATTAAAAATAATGGTACTTTTGTTACAACATCATTGTTGTTCACAACTCTGTGATGTGGGGTTTTAATGTTCTTAACGAAACTCCGAGTACCAACACGGGGAGAACCAAATGTAGTTAGTAGTTCTACATCTTCCATTTCTTCAAACCTTGAACATGCAATAGTTGCCATAGCAGCACCTAATGAATGTCCAGTGATGTAGAATTTCTTTCTAGAGTGTTTACTTCTATGTGATACTAGTTGGGCGTATAACTTATTTAGTTCACCAGCAAATCCAGAATGGACTAAACCATGTGTCATGGAGAAACGGGGTATTGCATTCAAGTCTGCTATAAGGTCAGATAGTTCATTTGGTTCTGTTCCTCTGAAACAAAGAATATACTCATTCTTATTCCATACTGCATGACATTGTGCGCCATCTCTACTGAAGTACTTATGAGTGTACCCCATTTCTTTACACTTTACTTTTGCCTGTTTACCATCTAGGTATGCATTAGCTGCCAGTTGCGACATTAGATGTATCATCACTTTCTCCTTTAGTTGTTACTGCCTTCTCATAGTATAGAATAATCTGTTTTTGTTGTTCTATATATCGTCTTAACTCTGCAATATTTTTTGATAAGTTCTCGTAGTCCTTTACAGATATAGCAATGTATGAATCTATTCCGTTCTTAGCTTCGAATTCTCTTTTGAATTCTTCTAAATTCTTGTCTGGTGATACAACATGGATAGTTATATCATTCAACTGTACTGTCTTGGGATGTGCTACAATAGGAATCTGTCTCTCAACAACCTTCGTAACAGTTACAATTTTGGGTTCTGGGATTAGTGATGAACAGCTAGTCAGCAGTACTGCTGCTGTCAGAACTAGTAATAGACACAAGGTCGTCCCATAGTTTGTCTGTCGCATTTTGCATCCTCTTTTCAATTAAGCCAGGCTTCTTATTAGCTAGCAGAGTCAGATTGTGTTTGTTAAGGGTTGTTCTAAGTTGATCCCCATACTTCTCTGAAGTCTGCAAGTCCAAAGCAAGTTGATTCGTTAATTGATTCAATCTTGCAGTGTCCTCACCCATCTGTTTGATAGTCGCTTGGTTTGTTTCATTAGCAACTTCTAGTTTTGCGTTGTTCTCACGCAAACTTGCAATTGTATTTTGGGTGGTGTCATAATAGTACTTAGCACCATATGCTGCACCACCCAATAAACCAACTACAATAAGAATTGCATATAGTTTAAACATTACTCAGCCTTCCACATTGTCCAAATACCATACGCTACTGTTAGTCCAGCAACTAGTTTGGCAAGTGGAGCAACAAAAAGAACCAACAGTCCAAGTGCAACACATACACCTCCATCCATTGTTGTTCTTTCCTTCAGTCGTTTATAAATCCATGCTCTCATAATTTTCCTCCTTAAAATTTAAGTTTCTGATCACTGGTTTTAAAGTCTTTCTTTCGCATTACAGTCTTTGCAATTAAGTCCAGTTCTTTACCATCCCATTTCAATACAAACGGCATGTTAACATCCGTCTGCATATCATTTAGGACTGCTTCAGCATCTGGGCCAAGTTGTGCAATCTTTTTACCATGCGTCTTACGAGACTGTTTGAACATACGAATAAGTTCTGCTACAGTGATCTGCTTCTTATTTCTTTCATCATTCACCCTATCTAAGAAGTGTCTGGTAAATTCAACATCAATACCCACACTCTTATATAGTCTATCTGCATACTTCTCAACACCATCTAAATCTTGTTTAGTAATCTGTTGTTCTGATAACGACTTAAACTGGTTGAAACTTTTCATGTTACTTTACCTTAGACATTGCAAAACTAGCAATCTTCATAAAGTCGGCTTTGCTTCCGTTTATAAGTTTACTTATTTTATCTTTGTTAGATTTACTTACCGCATCAAAAACCTGTGTTACAGCAGATGCAGTATATAAGTCAACTTTCATAGAACCATCTTTAAACTTAATAGACTTGTTCTGTTTGTTTTTTACAATGTTCTTTAAAACATCCACGTTGTCTTCAGCAAGAAGATATTCGTGTTCTCTGTTAAGAGTGTTTTCTTGTACTTTTGCGGCAAGTTTAGATTGAGCTCTTGCTTCTCTTTTTGCCTTCAACTCACTCATACGACTGTAGAACCCTCTTGCTCCTTTAGTTCTAGCATCATATGGTGACTTTTCTTTCTTCTTTTTCTTTAAGTCTTTCTGATAACGTACATCTGGTGGCATTGAAACTCCACCACCACCACTATTGTTAGCTGGTGCATCTTCGTTCTTGATACCCAATAATGGGTCATCATAAAACTTCTTCATTATTTTATTGAATTCTAATGGCATTATAAATCTCCTATGTCCAATTCCTTTATATCCTCAGAAGATATAAAAATCTTCTGTTTTGTTCTATTGTGAATCACAGCAAATACATCTATGCCTAGGATAGTGTCGGCTGGTGGTGTATCCTCAAATACTTCAACTTCATCTCCCTCAAGAGCGTCAAAGTCTTCCTGATCTTCATCTGTTATAATAACATCCTGTGTTAGTGTATAAATTCCTTTCGACAACTTACCATTGTCTAGAGTAACTTCTTCTACAATAGTGTTATCAAGTTCAATATTATTCTCTGATAAGTATTTAATGAATTCTTTCTCAAATACTTGAGGGTCTTCAATGTGTTCCTTAAATGTGTCTTTCAACAAAAATAGTGCAGCCGCATACGTTCCTACTCTGGAGCGTAAGCCGGGCACTTTCAGAAATATTTTCTTGATGTTAAATACGAGTTTGTGCAGTATAGTATACGCACTTTGTTCACTTGCTTTATAAAGTTTTTTGTCTGTCCTGTTACCCTTCTCATCAATGATACCCATCTTAAAGGCATCAGTCTTGTTAAATGGCTGTGTTAACAGTTTAACAAAACGATAAGTGACAAACATGTCTATTGCTCTACCCATTATAGTTTCCTTAGAACTTCTTTGATGTGAACATCTTCATGGATGTCCATTAGTTCTGTCTCAGTCAACATACCTAGAAATGCCATAAAGGTTTTCAGAGTTGGCCAGTAGACAGGTTCTATCTTAAATATTAGTAAGGTAGCACCAGCATCAGTACCGAATATATTACTAATGACAATCATGTGATTCAGTATCAGGCGTTCCTTTAGTTCACCACCTTCGTGATACTTCCTAAACAAACGCTTTAGATACTTGAATCGTTTCATATCATCTTCGAATTCGGGTTCACCTTCACACTGTGGATTGTTGTAATGTCGCATAGCGAACATTCTAACATTATCGTTAGTAATCTTTTCAAACATAATATGTTAACCAGTTAAACGATTTTGGTTTTTACGAAATGTGTTCCATTAGTTATAACGTGTTCAATCTCTAAAGAAAGACCACCTTCAACTTTGTGGGAAATACCATCATCATTGATGTCATCTCCATTTCCATCTTTACCGAATCGTCCACCATACTGCGTCATTGGCATTGATTGTTTACCTGCCTCAGACAAAGTGACATCACCAAAAGTAAGTCCCAACTTTTCTAGTCGATCTCTTACTATATTCAAAGCGTGTTCTGGCATCAGATATTCCATCTGACCCATTGCACCTAAGAATGAATTGATTCTATCAATTGTCTTGGGGTTAGCAATATCATTAACTCCATCATCACCAGATTTAAGGTGAGCAGCCATTTGATGGTCTTGATATGACTCATTGAACTTGCTAAAGTTTTTCATTTAAGTTTATTCCTTTTTGACGTAGAAACTTTTGTAGTTTCTTCAACTTCAAAGTCCTCTACATTTGCATTAGGATTAACCGATAAAATTTCTTGAAGTGTTCCATTAGATTCGCTTTGATGCTCATCCCATGTTACAATTTTCTTCGTTGTCGGCATCCCATTTGCGCCCATACGTTCAGACATAATAATCTCCTTTATGCTACTGCACAACCAACATTTGATATAACTAACCAACTGCTGTTTGTAAACAGACAAGTTACTGTATCACCTACATCTTGGAATGTGATAGTTGTTGCACCAGTAAGTGCAGCAGGGGTAACAACAGAGTTTCCACCATCAGTAATCATGGTAAGAATTTTAATCTGTCCATTGGTTCCGTTTGCCATTGACCCAGCATGAGTACCAGCAGTGGTGTTGATATGCGTGATGGATTCCGCAACTGAAATTACTTCGGTTCTTCCATCACATAAATGAACTGTGTCATCCAATGCAATATATGTTGGAATGTTATTGAAAAAGTTTGCAACTGTTAACTTCTTGTTAACTGGGTTGCCACTTGGATCATCAATAACGTGTAATAAATCTTCTGCGGCAATGCCTGCACCAAGATCAGCTAGAGCAGTGATTTTCTTATCTGCCATTTTTATTCTCCTGTTTAATTGTTAAAACCCTCAACTCAACACCGCATTAACTGCGACATTATCGTCTTGCGAGGGAATGCTACTGTCGGGACTCGACTCGCTTAATAGGTTTAGGAACGCATCACATTGTTGGATTGCACCATTTAAGGCATTACCCTGTGAAACTACCTGCACCTTCATTTTCTCCAATTCATTCAGACGATCTTGAATCTTCTCAAGATCGTCTTTCAGAACTGATTTCCTACTTTCAATTTCACTAACACTTAGTGTCTTTTCATTCTTTTTCATAATCACCTTTAATTACTTACATACTTATTTATACTACGCTGCGGTTACTGTTAGCGACTTCTGTGCAACAGCGGTTGTTGCCAATATTGCAGCAGTACCTACTAAGGTTGAAGTTGCTTGTTGAGCAAGTCCTGTACCAGCCAATAAGATGTCTGGAGCAGCTTCATAACCAGTACCAGCGGCATTGACAGCAAGTGACGCAACTGCAAGTGTTAAGTTGAATGTTGCATTAGCACCAGAACCAGCACTTACTGATTGTTGGCCAATACCAGTAACACCACCAGCGATTGCAGAGTAGACGCCTGGAGCAGCAGCCTTAGGTGCTACTGTTAATACTGCACCACCAGCTACAGTTAGGATTGTTAGTACTGCGGTAGTACCCGTACCAAATCCGTTTGCAATAGTAATTTCTTGTCCAGCAGAGTATCCTGTACCACCAGCAACAACTGTTGCGCTGAATACTTTTGCAACCAAGGTGTTAACTGTACCAGCAGTTAAAAATGCGGTATTAGTATCCACAGTAGCAGTTGGGAAGGTTGTAGAACCAGTAGTTGCAGCTGCAATCGTGATTGAACCTAACTTATCAAGGTTAGCAGAAGTAATACTACCACTATTCAATGCAAGTGCGGTCGCAGATGGCGAACCACCACCAATTTTCAGTATATCATTTGTAGAAACAGTTTGTGACGCTTTAGTAAAGCGTATCGTGTTTGTTCCCGAACCAGCTGAGTAGTCTAGTGTATAATCACCATCACCATCAGTAGATTGGTTGCCATTGTCAACTGTCAATCGTGGCACGCCTGCAACAATAACTTTCTCGTTGAATACTGCATCAACTGTAATAGTTCTTGATCCATTGACTAAAGCAGAAGTGATAAAAAACACTTCTGTGACATCGGGGGCATTTAGTCTACTACTTAATCCACCAATAGCACAAATGACTTCTTCAAGTCCTTTACCATTTAATTGTGTCCAACCACCAGCAGTGGCAAACACTTTTCTTTTTTGTACAGCAGTAAGCCATTTAGGTTTTGCTTCATCTGCATCTCTTGTTCCCCATAGGGCCATAATCGTTCTCCTTTAAGATTTTACTCTTCTATTTATCTAAATCCAATTCTCTTCAATTGAGAAATGGTGTTGTTGGGGGATGTATGATGAATCCCAATACCGCCGGCGTTCTCCCATTCTTTGATATTTTTGATATAATCATCAATCAATATGTTAGGTTGATTACCAGTTGTGGCATATCTTTGCTTGTCTGCTCTCTTTACGAGATTAACTCTACCAGTAGGTTTGGCGTTTTTGGACAACCAAGCCTTCTTGCCAGGCCTACTGTTCCCATCATTACTAGAGTATGCAGATAAAATGTTTGCTTTATATTTGTTAATAAACTTCCACATCTTTTCGCTGCCGGGCATCCAAGGTAAGGTATGCCAAAAATCTTTCATACCTCGTATGTCTTCCCAGCGCTGTTCTTTTTCAACTTTATCAAATTGTTTACCAGTAAGGTTCTTATACCCACCTAGTAAATCAACAATAACCATATCCATGTCACAGTAAATGTCTGGCAACTCTTTTTCTGAAATTTGTGTGAGTTCCACAAGACGTTTCATGTTTAATCCTTTTCTTTGACATTTACATCGACTTTAGACATTGGCTGTCCTGTCATCGTTGTTCCATCTTTATCTTCAACACATGCACCTTCATGGGCTTCTTTACCGCAATCTTCACACATGACTTTTTTCTTTCCATCAGACTTATCAGCAGCTTCGCCCCACATGGTACTGATTGCACTAGAATATCTTTGCATAATCATCGACTTCTGCATGTCATCACTACTGTAGTCAGCATTACCTTCATCTAATGACTCTGTACCTTCAGTGTCAGCAGACTCATCTACTTGATAATCTTCTACCTTATACTTCTTGCCAGAAACTACAAAGGTCTTTTCACCCTTTTCTTTTGCAGCATTAAGTGCGCCAGTGAATGCATTACCTTCTTTTTTGGCGATTGACTTAGAGATTGCCTTACGCTTCTTGTGTAAGAACTCATCAGAACTATCAGTGTCACCATCGTTGTCGATGTCTTTGTCTTTGCGGTCATCAAACTTCTTTTTAACTGCTTTAGGTTGAACTGCGTCCAAGCCTTCACCATCGTCAGACTTATTGTTTTTATTTGTTTCTTCCAGTGAAGCCATGCTAAGTGCGTTAGCTACAGCACTCTCAAGACTTTCTGGTTTTGTTGTGAGATACTTAGCCATTTTAATCTTCCTTATTATTTAATTTATTAAGTGTTTGTTTTGCTTTTGCAATTTGCAACTGCAACTGAGCAATACGAGTGATTTTACGATCATCTTGATTTTGTTCAGCGTCTTCATGTTTAGCACCTTTGTTGTTAAACATACCCAGAGAAATAGTAGATTCTTCAAATTCTTCAGAACCCCATCCTTCTACGATCTTTTTCTTAGCAAAATAGTCTGCTATTGCTTGTGCAGTATTAAAAGACTTTTGTCCCTTTACACCTGTAATAGATGCGAAGAAACTATCTGAACCACCATCAAAGTCAGCAGTTCCTATTTCCTTACCTTTGAGCATGATTTTGATATCATCACCTTTTTTGACTATCTTGTATTCTCCCTTACCAGCAAGAACTTTTTCGTCAAGTGGCAGAGAGTGTTGTCCAGATTTCCGAACCTTCTCTGCATCCTTCATAGTCTTGTAAGGTTTGCCTACGTTTACAAACTTACCTTTAGTCATAACCTGTACTTGGAAACCTGAGTCACCGAGTTTATCAACACCTAAATTCTTACGAATTTTGTCTTGATTGCGATTACCCAAATCAATGATACGAATTGTGCCTTCTTTAGATGCTTCATCCATCTCAGAATCTTTCATTATAGAACCATCGGGCATTCTGTGATGTCCAGCTGGTACTTCATCTTTCTTAGAATTCATTTTACCATATGATTCATTCATTGAATCCCAATAAGAGGCGACATCCTGTTCTGTACCATGTCTTTTAACGAAGTCTTTCTTTGAAATTTTGTCATCCATACCATGAGTATATGCTTTGATAAAATCTTTCTTTGACAATTCTTTAGCAGTGCGTTTCTTATCATCTGCACGTTTGTCTTCATTAACATCATCCACAGACTCTTTGTACATGTTTAACTCAAACGAAGTACCAGTGTTGTAAACCTGTACTTGAATGCCTTTACCATTCTTACCCTTTAATCGGTATGAGTTGGTTTTACCATTCTTTGGTTTAGCTGGGCCCATTGCAACCTTATCGTCAATTTCATTTGGGTCGATTTCGATTCCAAATTTCTTCTTTGCGTATTCATATGAATGTTGCATAGCACCAGAGAATGTTTTGTGGTACAAGTCATACTTCTCATCTAATGATTCAGTACCTTCTTCAAATGATTCATTCTTTTGCCCTTCACTTACTTTTCTATCAACCTGTTCCCAAATATCATTTACCTTACTAAGAAGTGCCGACATCTTCTTCATCTCTGAGTCAACCTTAACAGTTAAGTTAATAGTTTTGTTAAGAGCACTGCCTGGCTTTAAAACTTTCATTAGTGTATTTAAAGATTTGTCAGTATCCTTCCACGGAAAAGACAAAGTAACATCTTCATCTAATGATTCAGTACCCTCTTCAACTGATTCATATGTCAATCCGTCTACCAATGAATTGATTGTTTTGAAATCAAGTTTCATTATCTTTGCAATTTCTTTAGCAGACTTACCCATCTTAATGTGGTGATGAAGTTCTTTCATCCTACCTTCTTGCATATCAACATCTTCGTTCTGTTTCTTCAGAACTGCGGCAACTTTAGGATTATCAGACAACCCACTCTTAATCTTTTCGATAGCATCAACTGCACCCGACATATTATTGCCAGCATATCGCTTATCTGAAGCGATACCAATTGCCATCTTAATTTCCTTTGCAGAGAATCCTTCACGGACTTGCTCTAGAGCCTCATTCATGCTCATACCATATCTTGTCATTTTACTTTTCCTATATTCATGGGTTAATTTTAGCCTTTCATTAAGTCTGTTACTGACTTACCAGACCAAAACTTACAAGACCAATAACCAGCGGTAGTCTTATCCTTCTTTTGATCACAATTGTGTCTAGCACGAAATGCTTTTCTTCTTGCAGGGTCATCACGTTTTATTTCCATATTCGGATCACCAAATTCTACTTTAACGACATTTCCTTTATCGTTTCTTACATAAACTTTGTACTTCTTAACATCACCCTTTGTTGGGTTATTTAGTTCTTTTCCACTCTTATCATCCTTTTCAGTCATTTCACCCCAAGCATTCTGAAGTTGGACTGATTCTCCCCGAACTTGTTTTGCGAGGTCGGCATCTGCCTTTCCCCAAGTTCCAGAAGATTTGGTAACAAAAGAGTTAACTCTTGCAAAGGCCCACTGTTGTGGTGTTGTGCCTGGGCGGTGTCCCGTCTTCCATGCAACCATACCCCTGTCGTATACTTTCTTGAGAATACCATATGGCATACCAGACTTTTCTGCTTTCGTAACAAGTCCTTCAATCTTCTCATCTAATTGAAACTCTTCTTTTGGTACACAGTTAGGAACAGTCTTGCCATTCTTAGTCTTTGTACCAACTTGTTTGTGAGTGTCCCAACAAGGGTCATCCTCACCAAACATCTGCTTGAACTTCTTGGTGTGCTTAGATGGTTTAGTATCTGCATCCTTATCGCCTGGCGCTGGGCCATCTTTGGATTTTGCAAAATGTGCTGCACGTTTCTTCTTAGTCGAAACAGACATCTCATCACCATCAGCATCCTTTGCATAATACTTTGCTGGTTCTGTACCTTTTCTATCTTTAATATCTTTGTCTTGCTTTACGCCTTCGTACAACCGACTATATGTTCTTGCCAAAGTCCTTCCATCAATACCACTGAATGTTTTTGCAATCTTTGTTGCATAGTATAAAATGTCATGGGAAAGGTCGTTCTCTTTTTTCTTTCTATCAATTACTGTCTTGAGGACTTCTGCGGCCTTCTCATATCCTTTCTTCTTTGTAGTCTTTGAAATGACTTGGCGAATAAGTTCACCTGTAGACATTTCATCCAGTTCATACAACCACTTCTTATGAGTAGTTCCATCTTCTTCTGAGAAGACAAGATAATTAGTACCTCGGCGAATAATCTTACCACTCACACCACTGTATGATTCAGTAACACTATCTCCGATATTCAGTATCTCTCCACGAATATACATATCGCGAGCAACATCTTCTTCAGTGAATGTTTCTGTTCTGGGAACAAAAGACTCACGAACTCCCATGAACTTACGAACATCTTTAAATAGAGACATTCCTTGTCCAAACCCTTTGGGAAGTCCATTCTTGAAAGAATCGTAATCATCAGATATTGCTGCGGCTCTCATCTTAGATGCAGACATACCAGACACACCTTCTGAATCTGGGTCACGTTCACCAGCAGAGATAACTTGAATGTTTTCAAACTCGTAGTATCCGTGTCTACCTTCCATTTTGTTGTACTTCTTGAGCAATCCATCAAACTCTGATACACGATCAGAACCCACAACCATTATTACTGAGGTGTGTCCTTTGTGGTATAATGACACCGCAATCTCAAATACCTGCCTTGACTTATCAACCAAGATATTTCTAGCATGTTTTGGGAACATCTTTTTCATGTATGCGACTTTCTTCACATAGGGAAGAGGGTCTTTCTTTGCATTCTCTGAATGAGATACAAAGACATAATAAGGAGCACCAGCATTATTTGATGACTGTTTTGCAACTGCGTCCAATAACTTTTCGTGTCCTATAGTGGGCGGATTAAATCTACCGAATGTAAAAACACAAGTATCGCCACGAGCTTCCGTAATATCCTTAAAACTTCTCATTTTGCAGTTCCCACTTCTTTAACCTTTTTCAGTCTTTCTAATTCTTTCAGTCTAAGGGAAACCATAAGCTTCTTTGCAATCTTTTTAACTGCTGCACCCTTAGTCTTCATAATCCGATTGTCAAGATTCTGTCTCTGCATTAGAGATAGATTCGCATAATCATTTGCATCCATACCAGCAAACTTTTTAATAATAAGTTGTTTTGCCGCTTTGTTCGCACGTTGTTTTATCTTACCTTCAGGCGCTTTCTTTAATGCGTTTCTTGCCTTCTTAGCCTTAAAGGCAGAAGACTGAGCCATCTTCTTCATTCTTTGACCCATCTTACGTCTTGCCGCAACAGATAATGCCTTACGTTCAGTCAGATTTAATATTAAGTCATCAAATGTTATCATTTATCCCATGCCTTGATTGCAGTAAAGTTGTTAAAACTAAACTCCATTCTGTCTACTAGTTTAACTGCATCTCCAGATACTCTATCAATTGCAACATATCCTTCTGGATTAGTAACTTTGAATCCATTTGCAGTTTTAATAAAGGTATCAGTCAATCCCTTAACACTATTTAGTTTGCTTACAACTCCCATCTTTGCGTCAACCAAGTGTCCTTGGAATGCAATGATGTTCTCTAAATTCTTGGTGTGCTTCTTTACTTCACGAAGATACTCAGTCTGAAGATTAGTGTATTTATCCTTACCCTTATCACTCTTTACTTTGTCTATTTGTTTCTGGATTGCATCAAATACCCACTTCTCGTATCCCTTTGCATGTCCTCTAGGGTCAGTAATCTTTGCGCCTTGACGAACCTTACTATTATTGTACGTCTTTAACTGAGCACCAGCAAGTGTTCCTGAGAATACTTCTTGTAGTTTTAAGAACTTGTTCAATAATGGTGCGTTTATTTTAGCAAAGGTAGAACCAGCAGATGATAGAGATTTAGTAACGGCCGTAGTTTCACTTGCAGTCATTGTCGCCTTACCAGATACGTCCTTATAAGTTGCATCATCCATCCATACAGATGAAGGTGTAGATAGTTTACTAATGTTTGCACCGAAGTTTGCTTTCATTGCTTGCAAGTCACTACCAGCATATGTGGTGTGCCATACGACACCAATCTTAGATGATTTGATTTTCTTACCCAAATCCGATTTAACATCAACTGCATAGACGATAGTGTTTGGTTGGAATGTATAGTAACTATTACCTTCAATACTTGTTGTCTCAACATCTTCAGAAGTGTACATTAAGTCACCCTGTAAAACATCTTTGATACCTAACTTGGAGAATTCTGCAAGTGCAATCTTAAACTTACTATTCAATCCACCAGAGAGTCCATCGTCATCAATCTCTTGTGAAGTCTTGTATAGTTTTGGAGTTGCGTTGAATACTGATTTCTTTGCAACAAAGAACTTGCCATCAGATGGGTCGATACCAGCAAAGATTGCTGGAGCACCATCCCACTTTACTGTCATGTTTACAGATGAACGTGCTTCTCCTGCAAGCATGTCTCTTAGAGAACGAACAAAGTTAATTGCAGCCCTACCGCCAGGCACACCAAAGTTTAGAATCTCATCTTCGATATGTTCTAGGTGAAGGTTCTTTCCACCCTTGTCTTCTGTTATGAATGAATTGAAGTTAATCATTTTATACCTTTAAAGTCGTGAAATCACACATCATTCGGGTGGGATATCCGTCTTTTCCTTGCGTGTCTCTAATGTTAAGTTTAAACTTATAGTATGGTGAACTCATCTCCATATCAATTCTTTTTCCTTTACCTGTCTTACCACCATAGTATACAGTACATGTTCCAACTTTCGCGGCCGCTTTCATTGCTGCTTCATCCATTTTCTTAGATAAAACTTGTCCTTTCATTTTATGAATTACATGATAACCATATCCAATACCGCTTTCTAGTAACTCTTTCATGGCTGAAGAATTAGGACGGGTAGTTACTTTGCCACCATCAGTTTTAACTTCATCATTAAAAATGGTACAGAATCTTTTGTTATCAATACCAAATAAGTCTAATAATTTTTTGCCATCGCTATTTTTAATTTCACCCTTGTCTATTTCTGATTGACGTAATTTAGTTCTAATGCCGACATTGAAGAATGTAGTGGTAGTTTCAAACTTTAGACTTAAAAATATTTTCTCACCATCATCTTTTTCAAGAGTAATATCAGTAACACTATTACCTATATCTTTACCACTACCTTTAGTATTTGTAAGATTTATTTTACCACTAAAGTCTAAAGGTCTTTTAGTATTCTCACCACCTACTACATTTACTTTTAACCATTTAGATTCACTTAATTTGTAGGTTTTATCCAAATCTAAAATGGCATTTAACGTATCCTTATCTTCTACAGCATCAACTCCTTCTGCAAACCATTTGTTCAGAGCAGTTGCAAACTGACTCTCAAATGCATTACCTCTGTTATTGCTACCACGATTACCTTTAGAACCATTACCAAATTTTATACGGATTGTTTTAAGATCAGCTCCAGACTTTATACCACTTACATCATAAGTCGATTTAAGGGTTCTAGATACATTAATATCTTTAGGTTTTTTTAAATCTATATTGATAGGAGTATCATCACCCCTACCTTTAAGATAATTGAATAATTTAATAACATCACCAACACTTTCATGTGGCCAGTCGGCAAGAGTTTTAGATATTTCTTCTTCAGATTTTGGGAAAAAAGTATATGCTTCGCCCAAGTAGTAATGAACTTTTGAGACATGGTTAACTTTTTCAGTCACCATAGGATTAAGCTGTCGATAATACTTCGATACGGGCATTCTTCAATTTCTCCATGTGTACAAATATATATTACTATTCTATTTATAACGAAACGTACTTAGAACTTCATATCATTGAACTTTGCATACCTCGCATGTTGTCCCTTGTCAAAGCCCGGCGTATCGTCTTGGCCACTATCATTAATGTCAGATTGTGCCTCTTGTTCACAATCATACAACTTCATTTTACTTCTGTCAATACCTACTACGAATCTTTTGTTTGTACC